CACACCCGATATTTTAAGAAGTGGGATATACTGCACTTCATTAAGAGTAAGAGAAAATAATAGTTGAACATGTAAGTGTTCCTTACAAGTTGAGTAAGAGAGGTAAGTGATTGCCTCTCTTTTTTGTTTCAGTTTGCGTGAGTGACTGTTGCAATTTTTGCAACAGTCACTCTGACTTCCCTTTTTTTTGTTTTTACATTTTCAAAAAGTCTTCTATATCTATGTACTCAATACCGAAATTCTCCGCACATTGTTTGTCGGAGTCCGAGAAGTCACCTTCTTTTCCGCTAGCATCACCTATCATTATCAGCTCACTTTTCTTCCAAGAAGAATACGACTCAAGCATTCCTGTATTTGGCTTTCTCATTTCTATCTCTGCATGCGATGGGCAATACATAGAGTTGACGAAGATATTTCGTCCAGTATGATTGCGAAGATATTTTTGCATAAAGCTTTCAATAGCCTTAATCTTGCCGATAAAATCCTGTTCGTCAACAAATTGAGGGATGCCTCCTTGGTTTGAGACTATTTCAACATAGTAAAGAGTAGGGAATGCATCTACAATCTTATCCAAAACCTCTTTACGGATTTTGAAATCTGTTACATCTGTAGGAAAGGTGTTTCCTGATATAGTTGTAATAATCGTGTCGTCTAAATCAATGAATAATACTTTTTTCTTGATTAAATATCCTTTTTCTGTCATAATTTTGCTTTTTTTCTATATTGATATATTAATATCTTTATCTACGAAAATTAAGTTTGTAAAACACAGTTGTTTCGGTGTGTCTCACCATTTTTATTACAATGCAAAGATACGACAAAAAAGATGGCTTTGCAAATAAATTAATGCAAATTTTAAAACGTTATCTGTTTTTAATGAAATCATTAACAATTCTCTCTATGGTGTCTTGCTTGATAGCTATAGGGGCATCACCTTGATATTCTATCACTTGGTTGCCGCATTCCTTCCAAAATAGGTTGCTATTGATGCGTTCGCCATCTACCAAGATCCAATCCGGATGATGTTCAAACGAATGCATATTAGTTAGCGGAACGAGAATGAATAATTTATTCTCCATCTTGTTTACGAGTACCGACAAGTCATTATCATCAAATGTAATGATAACTCGATTTTCATTCTCAGATAGAACGTTAAAATCCTCATTAAAACGTTCATAAAGGTAATTTTTGATTTTCGAACAACTCATATTCTTGTAATTTTATAGGAGGGCAGATGGAAAAATCCAAGGTCTGCCCACCAAGTTAAACTTATAAGGAAATCTTCTATAATATCGACTGACAGAGCCATCCCATAAGATAGCATGGTTCTTCGCCTTGCATATCTATTCCCAGATGGTTGCATATATGTGCTACTACATGAAACATTTCATGTGTGAGACTATTTATATACTCACCTTCAGAAGTAGATTTGCAAATGAGCACAACACTTGTTTTCTTTGAAACATTTGTGTATGTCAATCCTTTGTTTGAAGAATCGGTTGAAATGTGGTCGTATGCATCCAATAATGGTTGCCCCTTACAATCAATGGAACTTAGTAAGTCCATAGCTTCGTCAACATCTTCTTGATTAGCTACATGACATACAATCACATTCCAATCGTATTTCTCCAAGTAAATTTCTTGTTTAATCATAATACATCATCCCATGGAATGCCGATACCATTATGGTTGCAATCGGCATAAAATCTATTGAAAATAAATCCGTCCGCTTGGTCTGGGTCATCCACCATATCCTTAATGAATTGAGCCAAAGCAGCTTCGTCCTTTAAAGAGGACTTAAAGAAATCGGCTCTAGCCATGTTTGCGACATAGACGAAATCGTAATTGTCGGCATTCTCCAACTTTACGTTATTGACTTTAAGAAGTTCCTCGACTGTATCTTTTTCTGTCGGTTCAACTTTTTCGAGCTTACCAGTCGTTGCGTTTGTCTTGCGCATTAAGGTAATAGCCCAATCGCACATCTTTTTATTGAAGTGCCAGCCATTGTAGCGAAGGTATGCAATCATCCCTTCAGGCTTCATATCGTATGCGTCAAGTGGTATTTTGTATCTTCCCATAATAAAAGCTTTTAAAGGAGGTGGAGATTTCTCCCCACCTCAAAGTGTAATACTAATAGCGATAACCGCCACCTCTGCGACCACCATGTCTTTCACCATAGCGGTCATCATCGTCATCCCAATTGTCTCGGTAATCCGGCATTGGGTTTCTGTGACCCATTCGTCCATACTTGTCATCCCCCATTTCATCAATGCAGTGCATGAGTTTACCACCATACTTAAGCATCTTCTCTACAAGTTCTGACATTTCATTTACCTTGTTTTCGGTAATTTCTATCATGTATCCCATAATGATTTACTTTTTTGTATTAACTTTTTCCAAAGCCACTGACAACATAGACTTAATATCGGTCAAAGTTCCCTTCATTCCGCTAACCTCGCTTTTGAGGTTATTGATGTCTTCTTCCTGTTGTCTGTCTTTGGCTATTTGTGGATTCAATACGGCACGCATCTTTGCGCACTCTTCCATAACCTTTTTGTGGTATGGCTCGCTTTCCACAATCTCCTTAGAATGCCGATACATAGCCTCAACTTCCGCATCCATAGCTTCACGGCTTTCAGAAACCACGAGGTTTTCCGAATTTGCAATTTGCATATTGGATGGGAGTTGTTTGAACTCCATTTGTTCATTAGACAATTTTACGACAACATCAACGGTAGTCTCCATTGGTTGTGGGTTGAATTGCCCAGGAGTATATGTTGGGAACTTAGGTTGTGGGTTACTGACCGATACAACCTGTCCGATTTTAAGACTTGGGTTTTCACCCTTGTCAAGCACATAGAATATGCTGTTAGGTCGAAGTCCTTGAAACATAGCTTTGTAATGTTAATTGTTAAACAATACCCGTCATTAGCTGAAGGGTGTTAGTATCTCGCTCGAACCAAAACTGATAAACTCCAGTTCCTGCAATGTCGGCTACCGTCAAAGGATTGCCGTTGAACTTAGTTACAGCTTGGGTTACGCCATTGGTCTCGAAAAGGATTGGCAGCGTATTTGTCGTACCAGTCGGAATAGCTTGATATAGGTTCACAAAGATAGTTCCCCTATAGTTAGCATTCACGAAGGCGTGGTTTCTGAACGAGAAAACGACATTTTCGGTGTTCACCACCACGCCTGTAGATGCGATAGCTGCCGAGCCGTTACGATTAACCCATGCAAAAGGTCTCATCCATAACATAGCAGCCTCCTTTCCTAATTAACCCCAAAAGCTTGCATTGTTGACACCATTCAGACCATATAAGCCTGTTTGCCAAGCAACGCAATTTGGAACAGCAGTAAATGGACTGTAGCTGGTTGTAACAGTTGATGGAAGCTTACACTTGATACCATCTACCTCTTTTTGCAAGCCAGCCAACATAGCGTTGACAGGTGCCATAGCTTGACCTACAATCTGCGAAGTCATGGCAGAAGACTTATAAGTTCCATTCTCTTCACGAAGATGGTCTATCTTGTCCTGCATATCTCTGAGTTCTGCTTGGCGTTGGCCATTAACTACGGTCTGAGTACTATCTTTAATAGCATTCAAAATGTCGCATGTCTGACCTTTAGTTTCGAAAGCAACATTAGAAAAACCTCGTTCCTGACTTACGGCTACATTGTTGATGGCATTCTGCAAAGTGCCAGTCTGCTGACACATAGCCAACTTGACGTTTCCGTCCATAGCCGTAATATTGTTATTTACACGGCAGCAGCAGTCAGCGAGTTGTGATGCAATCTGCATGTTACCTTGCTGAAGAGCGTTGATGGTTTGCATTCCGCTCATACCTACTTGGTTGCCCACGTTCTGGACTTGGGTTGTCAAGGCAGAGATTGCTTGTTGAATCTGTCCTTCAGTACAATTGAGCTGAGTAGCGAGATTACTGAGTGCATTACGATTGCCACCGATAGCATCCATAAGCAAGGAACGACCATAGTCATTGTTGATTTCATTGGCAAGACCTGCGCCATTGCCACGGCCACCAAAGCCGAAACCATTACCGCCCCAACCACAGAAGCAAAGGATAAAGAGCAGCCAAATGAACCAAGAACCATCGCCATTGCCGAATCCGTTATTACCCTTCATCGCAAGAAGAACGTTTGGGTCAACGCCTCTCTGTTGGAGCAAAGGAGCTATCAAGCTCATCATTCCTCCATTGTTACCTGAACCCTCTGGATTAAAAACATAAGTTTTTGATGTCTCCATAAGAATAATCTTTTTGTGTTAAACCTTAATTAAACTAACTCTATGTAACGTTACGGCTGCAAAGTTACGAATAATAAGGATAAGATAAAATAACTCTATCAAACTTTCTTTTAATCACTAATAATCAAGTAGTTAAGGTGATAGGAGGTAATGTCATACTTCCGGATGCATGGAAATCAAAGGCTTGTTTGCAAATTCCGTTTGCAGAAAACGAAAAATGCAAACGGAAATTAAGCACGCACAAACTTGAAACCAAATTTTTCAGTATAGTATTCCTCTTTAGGGTGTCTTTTTGTCTCGGAGTCATAGCAGAGAATAAACGGCTCACCCTTAGAGTAGAAATAGTTATAAGACTTTCGCAAATACATCTTTGCATTCAAAGCCTTTGGGGAGAGTTTTCTTATTCTTAACCTAGTTTCTTGAGGCTTACCCGACAACACTCTAAGTTCATCCATTTTATATTGCATATGCAGCTTTCTGCCTTTACTAGCATACTTTTCTTTATTCCAATAGCTTCTCAAAGACTTGTTACGCTCTTTACGAATCCTATTTATCGTTTCTATATCGTGTTTCAAGCCAAGCTTACTGACTTGTCCTAATATTGTAGACTGAGGAATATTCGTTACTTCTGAGATTTCTCTCGCTGTCATCGTTTGGTACATGTCGGAGATTTTGCGGATAGTCTCATTATTCAATTTATTGTCTATTTTCGTTCCACCTAAAATAGTGATATACTTGTATAATGTATGTAAGGTTACACCAGCAGCCTTGGCTACTTCCTTTCGTGGGTAGTCATTGATGTGGGCTTTGATATAGTCCATCTGTTCTTGTGTTAATCTTCTTGGCATTCTTCGTCCTCCTCAAAAGAAAATCCGTATTTGTTCTTGTAGAATTCTTCATCCATTCTGCGAGTATTCCGGTCATAACCTAAGATGTATGGTTCACCTTCAAAAGCAAAATACCCATACTTATTTATAAGATGGTACTTGGCATGATATGATTTTATCGGCATTTCTGAAAATTTGAATTTCGTCTGCTGCGGAATACAGGATATAACTCGGAATTTCTCCATCTGCATAGTTCTTTGCCAACTTTTCACCCTTTTGCCAATAGTTGCTTTATCATATGCTTTTTTTAAGTTAGCCAAACTATTCTTTTTAAGTCTTTCGATAGTTTCTTCTGAATGAGTAAGCTTTAGTCTTTTTGCCGCCTTTTCTACTGTAGACGGATGACACCCTACAATCTCGGCAATCTCTTTGACTGAATGGTTGGTGTAAAGCTTTGCAATTTGTTCATCACGCTTCTTGTTGGGTTTCGGAACAGGTCTTTTATGTTCGATTTTACAATTGCAATCATGTAGAATCTTATACAAGAATTTCACGCTGACACCCATTCTTTGTGCCAACTTGTATCTTGGTCGTTCATTTATGTGCGCCTTAATGATGTCTATTGTATCTTGTTCTATTATCTTCATTTTTATTCAGTTTTTTATGGTGTGACTCACCTGTATTTGCAAAGGTAATGAGATTTTATTGATAGAGCAAATAATTTAATGTGTTATAACTTTGTTTAAGGAAATATTTAATTATTTGCACAAAAATTAATTGTGTAGTTTTCTGACTCGGCTATTTTCACATTATTATATATAAATAGCTATCTTTGCAACAAAAAACATAAGGAAATGACAGCGGAAACTATTCAATTAATACAGACGGGAATTAATCTTCTTTGCGCATCGGGAGTTATCTCAACGCTGCTGTACTATAATAGTAGAAAGCGAAAGGAGGCGGCACTCGCATCACAGGAAGAGAATAAGACTATTTCATCATATGCCGATGAGTGGAAGGCTCTCTATGAACGTTCCAACGAGTCGGTCGTTAATCTTAATAGTAAAGTAGATGAATTGTATGAGGAAATCAATCAGTATCGTATTACCATACGCAATCTTAGGGATGAGAAGAACGATTTGAAGCTTGCCTTGCATGAGGCACAATGGAACAGATGCATCAAGGATGGATGCCAACTTAGAACCCCACCAAGAAAACGAGATTCTTTAGAAGCATTTGTTGAAAAAGAAGAGAGTGCTATATATCGTGACAGGGAGGATTAAAATATGATTAAGTATCTGAAATTACTTATACAAGTTAATAGCGGACATTCAAGCAAGGCATTCTTCTTAGTGTCCGTGACCTTGATAGGTTTCTTGATGCTCTTAGTTGTATGCTTCATCTTAGTGTGGGAAGTGGTGACTTATGGGACGATCAAGACCGATTTGATGGGGTTAAGTGCATTTGTTGGTAGTGTGGCTAGTTTGTTCGTCACGGCTGGCATTACCAAGACTATAGGGGAACGTGGCGAACATCAAAACATAAACGACAAATAGACTATGGCAGACTCAAGTATTTTACAACCATTCATCCTCTCATTCGAGGGTGGATATTCTAACAAAAAGAGTGATAGGGGAGGCGCAACGATGAAAGGCGTGACTCTAGAGACGTTCCGTAAAGTTTATGGTGCTAGTAAGACTGCATCGGACTTGAAGAAGATAACTGATGAACAATGGCATCACATATTCAAGAAATATTATTGGGATGCTTGCAAGGCTGACCAAATCAACAACCAGTCTGTGGCTAATCTCTTGGTTGACTTTGCTTATAATAGTGGAGTAAGCAGAGCCGTACAAAAGATTCAAACTGTCGTAGGAACAAAAGCTGATGGCATCATGGGTAATATGACCTTAGCTGCTATCAATTCATACAAACAAGGTCAATGGGCGTTGTTCGATAAGCTGAAGGTGTCACGAATTGCCTTTCTCAATGCGATTGTGAACAACGACCCTAGACAAGGTGTGAACCTGCATGGATGGCTTCGCAGGGTTGGAAATATACAATACGGAAAGCTCGTATGTAATAACGGAAAGATAATCACTTGGTAATCTATATAGGGTGTTATGATACACCCTATTTTTATATATTTTTCAAATTCTTAACAATCCAAGAACCTATTGTTATATTCTCTTCTTTAGCTTTCTGCTTTATAATTTCTGCTATATCTTTAGGTATTCTAATGTGTAAATATACATGATTTAGTGCTTTTCGTCCAGATCCTTTTCTTGCACCGCCTCGTTTAGATGTTTTATTACTATTCATATCTAGTATTTAATGCTTGTGTTTAATAGACCCTCAACATTCCGGTTGGACAGAATGACGTGCCGTATTTCTTGTCAATCTCACCCAAGTAGAGTGTAATCTTTCGGCAGCACTATTTCTGCGATACTCGTATTGTTTTTTATTAAGATAAGCCATAAAGTTGCTTTGACCGTGATAGCGAGGGCTTAATATCTTTTTGTTTTCTTTCCGTTTATGTATTCTTCTTGCCACACCTCATTATAATCTGATATATCGTTTGAATAGTAACAGATTATGGTTACTTGCGCAAGACCCGCATCTAATGATGCTGATTCTTTATAACGAATGTTCCCAGAGCCAATATCTAACGAATATTTCTTAGCCATTTTGACAGCTTCTCTATAGTTGTCTGCTCCATCGAACTCTACACTTTCGTAATCGTCTTCCACGCTACCTTTTACGTGCTGTTTAAGAGCTATCTCGTATTTGGGATATACTGTCTTTCCATAGATATTTTTCATATCTTATACCTTATCCGTGTTGGTGAGGGCTGAAATTTATTGTAGTATTAGAAAATTTCCTCTACTTCAAACTCTACGCTACTCTCCCAGTCGTATGAATCAATATTATCTATATCGTCTGAGGTAAGATAATAATAGGCAGTTATTCTCCATCCATCTATCTCT